CTCATCGTCAAGATCGGCGCGGACGCGAGCGGCCTGCAGAAGGCGTTCAGCGATCTCGGCGGCTCGGCCAAACAAGTGCAACGAGGCCTGGAGCAAATTGGGAAAGCGGCGGCCTTTGCGTTCGTCGCGGTGGCGACGAGTGCCGTGGCGATGACCATTGCCGCAGGGAAGCAAGCAGAAGAGTTGGATCAGTTGGCGACGGCCACGGGCATCAATACTGATCGGCTCCAGGAATATGATGTGATGCTCAATCGGGCTGGCCTGAGCGGGCAGGATCTGGCCGTCATGCTGAAGAATGTCGCGCAGAGTCTCGATCAGGCGAAGCAAGGCACCGGCACGGCAGGTGCCCGCTTCGTGCAGTTGGGTATTGATATCAGGAAGGTCACGAGTACGGACGATCTGCTTCGTAAGATCGTGGTGGCCTCCGGGAATCTGGCTGACGGGATGGGCAAGACCGCGATCATGACGGATCTGTTAGGGAGAAGTTGGCAGCAGGCGTTGAAGATGTTTCAAGACGGAGAAAAAGGGATGAATGCGCTGGGGGCTGCATCCAAGAACTTAGGCGATACCCTCTCGACCTCGCAGCTTGCGGTACTCAAAGACATGGACGATCAAATTGACGATGTGCAACTGGCTTACAAACGTTTCGGGCAACAGCTCGGCGCCTCCCTCGCGCCTAATATTAAGTTTATCACAGAACTGCTGAAGGATCTGATGGTGATCGGGGTTAATCATGTGGCGGAGTTTGGGCTGGCGTGGGATGTGCTGGCCACAAAGGTCCTGCATTTCGGCCTGCAGATGCGCGAACTCTCCGGGATCATGTTCTCCTCGAAGGTCTTCTCTGCCGAGGCCTGGAAACAAACGCTGGCCACGCTCGCCTTCATTGGTGCGGAGTCGGACAAGCAAGTGGCGAGACTGCGTGCGGCCTTCGAGCTGGCGAAGGTCGTGCAGCCGGTAGCCGATGCACGAAAAGAACCTCCGGGGATGATCGATACGGCCAAGCAATCGGCACAACGGCAGGGCTTGCTCGATGCGCAACTGAAATCCTTGGAGACCTATCATGCTGATTCGCTCGCGGTGGCGAAGGCGGCGAACGATCACGAAATGGCGCTCCTGGAGTTTCAGAAAACCTTTCATATGAAAACGGACTTTGAGATTGGCATGGCGCGGCAACAGTCCATCGCACGCTTAGACGCCTTCACCGAGACAAGTCTGAACAAGCAGTTGCGTGACTATCAGGCGTTTGTGCAAAAGAAACGCGCCGCGTTCACGACGGACGAAAAAGGGCTGGCGGAACTGGCGAAGTTCAATGAAGAAGCCGGGGCGAAAGAACTGTCAATGATTACGAAGGTGGCCCTGGCCCATGAGCAGGCGGATACCAATCGCATTCGCTCCGGGACGCAAGTCCTCACGTTCTGGCAGAAGCAACTCCAAGACGTCGTGAACAGCAATGCCTTCTCCGTCTCGCAGATCATTACGAGCTGGACTGGTGGCGTGGCTGGCGCGATCGTGAACGGTGGGAACTTTGTGAAAGCGGCCTGGCAGTCCACGCAGATCGCCATTATCCAGGGGGCGCTCAATACCGGCGTGCAGTTGGCGGCACAGTGGGCGCTGCAAGCCTCCGTGGAACTGGGTATTCTCACGGCGACGGAAGCCTCGAAGTTGGGATTGAAGACTGCGACGAATGCGGCGATTGTGACGGGCGATGCTACGGCCGCCGCCGCCACAGTGGGTATCTGGGGCGGAGCCTCAGCCGCGATTCTCGGGTTCTTTGCCGCTACACTCGCGGGATTTGAAGCGATTGTGGCGACAATGGTGGCAACCGTGACCGCTATTGGAACCTTTATCATGGGTGTCCTAAGTGCGATTGCCGAGGCTCTCACATCGACGGTGTTCGGGATTCCTTGGGCTGGCGCAATCCTCTTGGGTATTGCTCTCATTGCTGCCGCTCTCGCCGCCACCGGCAACCTCGGTTTCAAGGAGGGCGGCATCGGGGACTTCGGCAGCGGGACACAGGCGACCTTGCACGGCCCTGAAGCCATCATCCCCTTGAACCAAAAAGGCGCGGCCTTTATGCAGGAGGCGTTCGGGGGCGGTGAGGGACAGGAACTGATGATCAAGGTGCCGGTCTATCTCGATGGCCGGCAGATTGCCTTTGCCACGGCGCGCCATCAGCCTGCGGCCTGGAGAAGGGAGGGCGCCTCGGCATGAGTAGCCTATTAAAGGAACGAGTAAAGGAAACGAGCACGACAACCGGGACGGGGACGCTGAACCTCGATGGTGCGGTATCCGGTTTCCGATCCTTCGTGAATGCGTTCGGCTCAGGTGCCACTGTCTATTACATGCTGCTCTCGGGCACGTCTTGGGAATCGGGCATCGGAGTCGTGACGAGTGGCGCGCCCGATACACTCACACGATCAGTCTTGGATTCGAGCGCCGCTGGCGCGTTATTGAATCTAGGAGCAGGGACAAAGACGATCTTTTGCGAGGTCATCCCGGAATCCATCGCGGCGCCAGATACGCGTATCCTTCAGTCTTCGTTGCCAGCGACCGGCACATTCCTTCTGATTTCCGGTACGGCCTATTATGTGTACGTCGGGCGGACAGTGAGACGGGCAACACTAGCGTTTGTGGAATTTCATGTCACGACCGTAGGGGCGGGCGCACAAACCGCAGAGGTGGGCCTGTTTTCCTCACCATTGGCGCCGAATAAGGCTGGCCAAACCCTGACCAAAATCGTCGCTGACGGTGCCCTGGACACCCTGTCGGCAACCGTGGCGGTCAAACGCAATACGGCTTCGCTCGCCACGATTGTGCCTGCTGACGTCCACCTCTGGGCAGCTGTACGCACGGCGATGGCCACGACGCAGCCAACCACGGCAGGACTCTCGTATGATCAACGAGGCGGTCATCTCTTAACCACCACGGGCGGCGGCGCCTTGACCGGACTCTCCACGACAGCGGGCGGGCTCATTACGTTGGGTACGGCAAATGTCGCGCCGGATCTGCGCGTCACCATGGATTGAGGGATTGACGATGGCAATCGGCGAAGTGGCAATCGGCGAAGATCCCATCGGCTCGGATGAAGTCGGCGTGTGGCCAGGGTTGGACTTTTGGGTGTTGGTTGCCGGTGTCCTTATTCCTGAAGTTCAAATCGGCAGCTGCAATATCGAGCAAACGGGGGACGGACGATATCGGTGTAACCTTGATGTGCTGAACCCTGTGGGGCAGATTCGAGAGGGCATGACCGTGGAGGTCATCTGGCGAGGGGAAAACGCTTTCTCCGGCATCATTCGGACCTTATCGGTCGACAGCGACCAAGCGGAGGCGGTCTTCACGTTCCATATCGAGGGGGATGGATGGGACGCAATTCTTCAGCGTCGCACCATCACAAAAACCTACAACAATCAGTTGGCGGGAGTGATTCTGCGCGATGCCATTACGGCGAGCGGAGTGAACACGGATGGCGTAACTGCTGGCCTCATTGATTGGGGGGCAGTAATTATTCTCGCTGAGTCGAACCATGTGCGCATGTCGGATTTTGTGCGCGATATCGGCGTGGCGGGCGGAGGCCTGGCCTACATCAATCCATACAAACAAATCGTGTATCGTCCGACCACCATTGACTCTGCTGATGTCGTCGTCACCAACGCACGCGCGCTATCCGTGAATAAAATGAGCGATCTCGATAATTATCGGAATCATCAGATCGTAAAAGTGACGGGTCTGGATGGCACAACCACGGTGACGGAAACGCGAAACAATTTAATCGAACAGGCGATCAGAAGTACTGATGAAGGTGGCAGCGGCATTTATGAAGAGTATCAGGAGATTAAACATCCCACGTCGAGCGTGGCTGGCGAACTGTCGATTCTGGGACAAACGGTGGGGTTTCTCCAACTGCGCAACAATGCCAAGAGTTCGATTCGTGTCGCCGTGCGCATGCGCGACCCTGCGCCACGAATTGGGCAGCTGACCATGCTCGACTTGCCTGGGTTCGGCGTTGCCGGCACGTTCATCGCCATGCGGAAAACATGGAGCGACAGCGGCCTGCAGCGTGAGTTTATGTTTGACATTGAGTTCTGGGAATCAAGTTTTCAGCAACTCGCGCTGGAGTCGTTGTTGCGGATTGTGGGCGCGGGCAAAGCGGCGGTGTCGATCTCCGCGAATGTATTCCCGAATGTACAGCTGTTTAGCACGGCAGGCGCCGATACCTGGACGGTTCCCGCTGGTGTCACGACGGCGCAGTTTACAGCCATTGGAGGTAGCGGAGGAGGAGCAGGAGGGCTCGACCCTTGGTTTAGATCTGGAGGTAGTTGCTTCCACCTTGCCTTTATCAACGGAGGCCATGGTGGAGCGAGTGGGAAAGCGGTCACCATTTTGGCCGTCGTTCCTGGAAATGTATGGGATATCAATGTGGGCAGTGGTGGTACTCAGGGCACGAATGGCGTCAGTACCACTGGCGGCGCAGCTTGCGCAACCCCAGTGACTCTGGTCAATGGCGGCAACGGAACCAATTCCAATGTCTCGTTATCGTCTGTCATTTACAACCAGGGCAATGCTGGAGGCGGGGCTTTAGGATCGTCTAATGGAGCACCAGGCGGCGGCATCGGCGATGCTATTTCTGTTGGTGGAGGCGTTGCTGGAGGCTCTGGCGGTAGATTAGGCGTTCAGCCTACAGCGGGTGGTAAAGGCTATGTGGAAGTGCGCTGGTAGAAGGGCGGGTACGACGTTATGCCCTGGTCCCGTCATTGCCCTCGATGCGGGAAGAAATTGATGAAGGAATGAGCTATGGGGCTGACCATCGATGAAATGTCCCTTTCCCCCAATGCCAAGCGGGCCGCCGAACTGGTCCTGGCCGAGCATCCCGAGGTGGTGTTTACGTCCGGTCGGCGTGACGCCATGTGTCTGTGAGAGGGCGCTCTCATGCGGGTCTGGAGCTTTACTTGTCCGCGGTGCGGCCTATGCTTAGAGAAGGAGCAGCCAGCAATCGAGTGGCTCTGTCCACGGTGTGGATGGAGTGTCACAGACGAAGTGAGCGGGAGGAATCGTGAAGACGATCGAAGACCAACTCGTTGACCACGAAGACGAACGGCTGAAACCGTATGTTGATTGCTGCGGGGAGTCATGGCGCGACTGCGTCTGCATCAAGAAAGGGAAGCTCAGTATTGGCGTAGGAAGAAATCTCGACGACGTGGGAATCACGCAGAACGAATCCCGCTATCTGTTGCAGAACGACATCGGGCGCGTGCGAGCGGAGCTCGATGAAGCGTTGCCCTGGTGGCGTTCGATGGATGAGATTCGTCAACAGGTGCTCATTGATCTAGGATTTAATCTTGGGGTACTCACCCCGCCAGAGACGGCAAAGCTGCTGAAGTTCCACGAGACGTTGGAATTATATCGCACCGGGAAATATGCGGCGGTGGCCGATCGCCTGATGACGTTGCCCTGGCATAAACAAGTGGGCCGACGGGCACTCGCACTTGAAGCGATGCTGCGCCTGCCCGTGGAGGTCTGATGGCCGACGATCCACAACAACAATCTGTGCAAGCATCAGGGTGGTGGGGGCGTCTTGGAGTCACTGGCCCGAATGCTTTCCCATGGTTGGTCATCATCATTTTGCTCTGTGGCTTGGGCTATGTGTGGACATTCAGTATCAGTAAGTGGGGGGAGCCGGTGGATCTCAAGGGCACCATCACCGCCCATACGGAGCGGATGGGCATACAGCACGATGCGATCACTGAGGCGATGGATAGGTTTACCTACGTGCAATGGATTTGCTCGCCGCTCAATACCAATAGCGAGGCGAAGCGCATGTGCTCGGAGTTGTCACTTCTGAAACCGAAATCGTTAGAAAGCATGCAACGGCGGTGAGGCGATCATGCAAGGACGACGACTACCGGATGGAACAGACTGGTCATCTGCAATTCAACCTGGCGACTATTGGAAACACAATGACGGGGAATGGTATGCCGAAACACCAACGGGACTCACGGCCAATATCAGCGGTCATACGATTGTCGAACACGAAGATGGCACGATTACGGTCTCGCCTTCTATTCTCGTGAATCGTGATCACCCGAATGGCTGGCACGGCTATCTGGAGAAAGGCATCTGGAGGGCATGCTGATGTGGCTTTTGGTCATCATTTTGTTCACACAGGTGCCTGGCATCGAGAAGATCACGGTGCTCAAGACGCTTGCGACCTTCGAGGATTGTCAGACCGAACGCAATCGCATCGGCTTCGATATGGCGGAGAGTTACCCATACGAGCGCACGTTTACGATTGGGTGCATCAAGAATGTGACGCAGCCAGAGCGGTTGGGCGTGTAATCGCGGGTGATCATCTAATGGCGCGGCGGAAGAAAAGGACGGTGCAGGTCATGCGCGAATCATGGGGCACGATTGTCGGGATCGTCTTGGCGACCGGCACGCTGCTGGCAGCCACCTATAAAGGTGTAACGGTGACGCACGATACGCTGCAGCAAGTGGATCAGAACACAGAGGACATCTATCTGACAGCGGAGCGGTTAGATAGCAAAATCCTGCGAGATAACGCCAAAGACATTCGCCAACGGAAGTGGGAATTGCTGAGAGAATCACCAAAAGGGCGAATAGAGAACGCTCCTATGTCCGTGCGCGATGAATACCGTCAATTGGAACAGGAACAGTTGGAAGCGGAGAAGCGGCTCCAGCAGATCGAGCAGCAGGTGCAACAGAAACAGAAACCATAAGGAGGAGTTATGCGAGAGATTTTGAATTTTCTCGTCGGGAAAAAGACCTATATTATGATCGCCATTGATGCCCTTGATGCTGTCGGCGTTCTGCAAGGATGGTGGGACGAGGGAAAAATGCGCCATATTATTGAGTTGGCGCTAACGGGTGCTGCGTATCGGGCTGGAATCAACACCAGTTCTCCCGCGCCCATCCCCTTTATCTCAACAGGAAAGACGACCCCGTAACGCCATGTACGATTTAATGAAAGGGGCACGACCGGATGAGTGGTTTCATGTTCAGACACCACGGCCTATGCCGATCACCACAGGCTGGGGTCCGTTTCGTAAAACTACCTGGGATGGACTCGTTAATCGCGATGGCTCGGTGGGCGCGTTCACGAGTTGGTGGCTGTGGAAATTGCAGTGGTACTGGGGCACCACGAAATGCGATGGATCGCGCACGATTCTCTTGAACACGGGGCAACTCGGTGATGCGACACCGGGCTATGTCATGACGACTACGCCATCAGAACTCAGTGCATTTCGGTGGCGGGAGAACGGACCAGGGGAGCCTGTTTGGAGCAATATGGGAGGTTCGTAAACCATGACACTGTTGCTTGTGTTGGGCTGGCTCTTGGCGCTGACCAGCTGTATTCCGTATCACCCGTACTGAACTCAGAAAGGAGAGACAGCATGACCTTGGCTGAACAGATCACCGCCTTGAAGCAGAAGCACGCCGACACTGAGCAGCTCGATCCCGTCATTTTGTTGCGGGTGCTGGATTCCATAACCGTAGAACTGAAACGTATGGATGGGATTGGAGATTGGATGAAGGCTGCCATGGAGGGGATGTTGGGGTTGAAGGATCGGCTCAACAAGATCGAGGAGAAGATCGGCACCTTGGCGGAGAAGGTCCCGTATCGAGACCCGCACGCCGGCTAGGAGTCTTGAGCGATGGGATGGGGGACATTCGCATCAGGAATCGTGGAAGCGTTCAATCGTGTGACAGCACGATTATGGGGCACGCAAACCAAAGAGCAAGACAGTTTGGAGGCGCAGGCGGAACATGC